GTCTAATGCAACAAACGGAATTGAACCACCTAGAGCATACTTGTCCACTAAGAAATCAAAGAAAGGACCTCTTAAGCAAATTGTCCCTCAGTTCAATAGTTTCAAAAATAACTACACTCTTCTTTGGGACATGAAAGATAATGATGGATATATAAAGATCGTGAGTGCAATGCAAAAATTCTTTGATCAAGCAATTTCTGGTAACTGGAGCTACAATCCAGAAAATTATGACAACAATGAAGTTCCAGTATCCGTAATGGCAGGTGACCTACTTAAAACGTATAAGTATGGTTGGAAGACTTCCTACTACCAGAACACATACGATCAAAAAGGAGAAGAACCTGAGTTAACAGAAGAAAAGAAGCAAAGTATAGAAGATTTATTAACAGACATTTTAGAAACAGAAGAGGAAGACTGTGACAGCTGCAAAATTTAGAACAAACAATCCCATGACTAGTGTAGAAGGCATGACAGTATTCAATACTGATCAAGTAGATACGACTAAAGGACAAATGTTTTTTGGTGCTCCACTAGGAGTACAAAGATACGACAAGTTTAAGTACCCTATCTTTGATAAGTTGACACAAAATCAACTTGGGTTCTTCTGGAGACCTGAGGAGGTATCTCTACAGAAAGATAGAGCAGACTATCAGACTTTAAATAAAGCACAAAAACATATTTTTACCAGTAATCTTAAGTATCAAATACTATTAGATTCAGTACAAGGTCGTGGTCCTGGCATGGCATTCATGCCTTACTGTTCTTTACCAGAACTAGAAGGTTGTATGAATATCTGGCAGACCATGGAGATGGTTCATAGTCGCTCTTACACACATATTATTAAAAATGTATATGCTGACCCCTCTGATGTTTTTGACCACATTCTAGACGACGAGAAGATCCTTTCACGAGCACAATCAGTTACTAGGGCATACGATGAGTTTATTAATCTTGCTCAACAGTATGGCACTAGCAATATGTGGAAGGAAAGTTGGAAAGATTCTCCAACAGCAAGTTGGGAACTACATGATCTCAAGAGAAAATTATACAGAGCAGTAGCAAATGTATACATCTTGGAAGGAATTAGATTTTACGTCTCATTTGCTTGTTCTTTTGCATTTGGTGAACTAAAATTACTAGAAGGAAGTGCTAAAATTATTGGACTCATTGCAAGAGATGAGAGTCAACACATGACTGTCACTCAAAATATTCTTAATAACTGGAAAAAGAATGATGATCCAGAAATGAAGGAGATTGCCAAAGAAGAAGAGGAGAATGTCTATAAAATGTTCCGCCAAGCTGTAGAAGAAGAGAATCTATGGGCAGAATATTTGTTCAAAGATGGATCAATCATTGGTCTTAATGATAAATTACTACAGAAGTATGTTGAATGGACTGCTAACCGCCGTTTAAAAGCGATTGGATTGAAAACAATCTATGACATTCCTATGGCAAACAATCCATTACCTTGGACACAGCATTGGTTGTCTTCTAAAGGTATGCAAGTAGCTCCACAAGAGACAGAAGTTGAATCCTACTTAATTGGGAGCATAAAACAAGATGTCAAAAAAGACACCTTCGCAGGATTTCAGTTATAATTTTGAAATTGTCTTTGACAAAGAGAAAGAAACAACCCTGCAAAAAATAAAGAGGTGGATAAGTAAACAGAAACCACCACTTAATACTATTTTAAAATATCTTTTTTCATACATAGAAAAATGGTATTGGGATGGTAAAGTTTTACAGACTATGGCAGGAGTTGATTTAGAAACTAAAAAACTACATGAACACTGGGAGGAAAATGACAAACAAAGCACCCCACACATCGTGGAGACAGGAGTATTTGGCAAGGAAGGCTGGTCTCTCCAAATTTCAAATCCGATTGTTGAAAGAAGGTCCGACTCAACTGGCACAGGCATGGTTACTGGGAGCGATGCATCAGGATTACAAGAAGATGATGGGGATCAAGGAACCTCCCTCCCGTGAGTCTGGATATCAAACAACTATGAAGGAATTTTTTGCTAGGTGGAAATGAATGGATCTTTGGAAAAATTATAAAGCTACTGTTGCAAATATTTTTCCAGATATAAAATTTGTTCAGCGTCATGCTGAATGGACTAATGATAAAGGTGTTAACCTAACTGCTGATTTGTACTCAGGTGAACATATTATAAAGTCTAGACAAGTTGAAATTTGGGACGATAAATCTTGTAGTATTCACAACAATATAATATACCCTAGAACAGGATCTAATTTACCCTGTTTTGGTATGGATCTCATGGGAATGAGTGACAAGAGAGTTGTAATTGTGTTTGACTTTCAACACCCTGTAGAAAAATACTTGTTTTACACACCAGATTTACCTAAAGTAGAAGGTAAGTATAGATTTTTTGAAGCTGGTAATCATTTTTCTGACAATTTAGTTGTTAGATACTGTAAACCTGATGAGGTAGATGAACATTTACCTTTATTTACAAAATATCTACAATATTACAAAGATATGTTGGAGGAGCATCAACCAATTGGAACTGATACTACACAGTATATTGATTTTGATAGGTACATGATAAGACTTGATCCTATTTCTGGATACTTGTCTAGTAGATTTGGTAAAGAAAAGTCCCATAATCTAATTAAAGAATTCTTTTTCAGTTATGCATAAAAATGGCAAGAGAAATAATTAATGACCTAGCTGATATTATTCGTGATCATCAAGACACTCTACCTAACCTAGAGGAATTGGATGTCAAGGATAAATTCAAAGAGGTTTACAAAGAAACTGAAGATGGTAACCTAGTCATTGAGAATGACATGCACATGTGTACTGGATTACGAAAGGTACATATGGAGATTGCTAGTCTAGGACCTCTGGACATCCTGCATTGTATTTGGTATCCAGAACCTGAGTTTGATTTGCCTATTTTTGGTGCTGATATTGTAGCTAATAAGAAGATTGTTACTGCTGCTATCACAGACATCTCTCCTGTAGATGGTCTAGATCATCCAATTTATGAGGATATTGAACGTATTAATGAGTATTATAGTTTTAAACACAATAGAGAGATACCTACATGGGGTACAATTTTTTCACCCTACAGTAAATTTGCAAGACTAGATGACAGTAAGGAAATTGGTAAATTTTGTGACGTAGTAAATGAATATCTTGATGTATTTGTAGGTGCTGTATGGAAATCAACTATGAATTACAACAGAGCAGACGAGAGATACGAAGGACAGATAAATTACTGTGAAAAACAGAAGAAAAATGATAAAACTAGAAAGATTTTAGAGAAATATTTTGGAGAAAAATGGGCAGATGATTACATTAACGAAGTATTATTTGACGAACCATAAATAATTGAAAGTGATACTATGAGCAAGTGGTTGATTATGAAAATTCCTGGTACTACAAAGGTACAGCTTTCACTTCTGACGATATTGGCGATTTCTTCGGTTACGTCTACCTCATTACTAATAAGTCAACAGGTAAAAAATACATCGGTAGAAAGTATTTTGTGCAGAAGCGTAAACCTAAAGGAGGCAAGAGACGAGTTACCTCAGAGTCTGATTGGAAAAAGTATTATGGGTCTTGTCCCGAACTTAAGTCAGACATTAAGGAGTACGGAAAGGACTCCTTTAGCAGAGAAATTTTAAGTTTGCACACTACCAAAGGAAGAACCAACTATGAGGAGACCAAACAACTTTTTGTTAATGACGTTTTATCACAAACCTTGACAGATGGCACACCTGCATTCTATAATTCTAACATTCTTGGTCGTTATTACAGGAAAGATTATTTCAACAACAAAGATGACTAAAACTTTTACTGGTATACCTGCACCCAAGTTTTTACCTTATGACCCATGGTTTGGACCTGCAGCTTATTCAAAAGAACAACAGGAATACATGATTGATCTACTAGTAAAAGAAAACTTAATCATCTCAGAAAATAATGGCAGTGAAGAGCTAGACAATATTCATGAAATCATGTATAATTTATCTACCCAATGGAAAAAAGAATTAGGTAACGGATCAGAAAAAATTTGGATATGAAATACCATTTATATGATGAAAACTATACCCACAAAGGTTCTTTTGGATCTATACAAAAGATGAGAAACTTTTTATGTGAGAGAAAGTATGATAATGATGACAAATCATACATGCATGATACGTTTGATTACATAAAATCTATTAGGTGGCATTGGGATATAGAAGAGTAGTTGACATACAATAAAAATTACATTATAATTTAGAAAAAGTCCTTTGACTATATAATTTACATCATGCAAATTTTCTTAGACACAGCTGATTATAAAGAGATTAAAGACAGATATGAAACTGGTTTAATCACTGGTATCACTACTAATCCTACACTAGTTCGTAAGTCTGGTGTAAGTTACTTTGACTTTATTTCTCTTCTCTCTAAAGACTTTAGTTTTGAGAGTATATCAGCAGAAGTTAATGGAAATACTGCTAGTGAAATGATTGATAATGCTGAACAATACATTGCTATTGGATCTGAGATTACAATCAAACTCCCTCTTACAAGAGAGGGTCTCATTGCTTGCAAGGATCTTTCCGAGCAAGGAATTGAAACTAATGTTACTCTTTGTTTCTCTGTTGCACAGGCAGCAATGGCAGCAATGGCAGGAGCAACATATATCTCACCATTTGTAGGTCGTCTTAACGACAATTCATTTAGTGGTGTAGAATTAGTACGTGGTATTGCAGATTTATATTGCACTCAGGCACAGGAAACAAAAATCCTTGCTGCTAGTTTGCGTGACGTGCATCATGTATCTCGCTGTTTCTTATACGGTGCTAAAGTAGCTACTTTACCTACTAAAGTATTTGATAAGATGTATAATCATGTTTTGACAGACGCAGGTCTGGCAATTTTTGAAGACGACTTTAAAAATCTAAAAGCATGATCACAATTTACTCTAAAACAGGTTGCCCTTATTGCATCAAACTTATAAAGGTTGTTGAGTATGAGGAGTTACCACATGTAGTCTATCAATTAGATAGAGATTACACTAAAGAAGAGTTTTACGAAAAATTTGGTGAAGGTTCTACCTTCCCTCAACTTATATTAGATGGTATTCATCTAGGTGGATGTCAAGAATCCATCAAACATATGCAAAAGGAAAAAATTTGTTGTCAGGTATGATTGAAATAACTGAGAGAGAATTTGAAGATCGCAAAGACTACTACTGGGACAAAGCAGAAAGTGGCACAGTGGTGCTTGTAGAAAAACCTGACGGTGCTAAAGTACTAGTAGTTCCACAAAATCCAAAAGACTTAAACTATGACTACCTCAGAGACCACGACGACGGGTGCTAAGACACAAGTTATCTTAGAAAGATATCCATATCGTTATGTTGAATGTGGAACCCTTGATAATGGGTTTCCAGACTACCGTATACAAAAGTATAATACATGGACTGGACGTTATAGAGACATGTATCTCTTAGATAACGGAACTCAACTAGATTATGCTATTGAAGATTTTGAATACACCAAGTGGTTAGACCCTGACCCAGAAGTTGCTGCTTACGGTGGCAGAAAAGATACAGTTACATCCCCTTACGAATCATGAGCGTTACATCACAGTTAGAAAAAGCAGAAAAAGCTATGCGTCAGGCATTGATTAGTGCCTTAGCAGAAGGAGAAGATGAGTATCTAACAGAACTGTTTGATACACTTAGTTCTGTTCGTGACTTAAAAAAACAAGTTAATAATACTATTCGTTTTTCTGATAATACTTCAGAGTACTATGATAAATTGAATAATCTTACTGATTATACCTTTGAAGTAGTTACTAAAAAGAATGGAAAAGACTTAGATGTTATGGATAATGTAATCCAATTCCCTAAACTAACTGATTAACCTTTAATAAATACTTCTAGCTTAGAAATATTGTCTTCAGGACTAGAAGTATGTCAAAATTACTTGCGAACCAAATCGCTAATTATGGGGATGATGCTCCCATTGAGATTAAAGAGGGTCTGAATATACCTGCTGGTAAACCTATTCAAGCAGCAGGTATTTCTGGAACTTCTGGTCAGGTTCTAACTTCTACTGGAACTTCTATTTCTTGGACAACTCCTTTTGACGGCGATTATAATACTCTTACTAATAAACCTACTATACCTGCAGCACAGATAAACTCTGACTGGAATGCATCCAGTGGTGTCGCAGTTATTTTAAACAAACCTTCTGTTCCACCGTTACCAAGTGTAACTTTAACAGCTGTTGGATCATCAACTCTTACATACAATGCTGGAAATGGTGAGTTTACTTTTACTCCACCAGATCTTTCTTCGTACTTAACGACATACACAGAAACAGATCCTGTATTCTTAGCACATCCATCATATCAGATTACAACTCAAAAAATTAGTAATTGGGATACATCATATGGGTGGGGTAATCATGCATCAGCAGGATATTTAACTTCTTATACAGAAACTGATCCTATATTTTCTGCTTCTGAAGCTTTCAGCATCACAGCACAGAATAAAACTAATTGGAATACAGCATATGGTTGGGGTAATCATGCTACTGCTGGTTATCTAACTTCGTTTACAGAAAGTGATCCTGTGTTCTTAGCATCAGCAGCTGCTGGTGTAACGACTCAGTTAGTATCTAATTGGAATACTGCATACACATGGGGAGATCATGGTGTTGCTGGATACTTAACAAATATTTCCTCATCTTCTGTCAATGATCTAAGTGATGTTGCTATCTCTGGTGCACAAAACGATCAACTATTAAAATATAATGGTACTAATTGGATAAATTTTACACCAAATTATCTAACTTCATTTACAGAAACAGATACACTCGCAACTGTTACTGGTAGAGGTGCTTCTACAAACACACCATGTACATTTCTTAATGTAACTGTAAGTGGAAACTTAAATGTTCTTGGTACAACTACACAAAATAATGTTAGCACTTTAAATGTAACAAATAATGAGATTGTTATTAATGAGAATCAGGCATCTGGTGGACTAAATGCCATCATTAGAAATGACAGAGGTAGCGATCCTGATGTAGATATTCGTTGGGATGAGGTTGCAAATAAATGGAAGTTTACTAATGATGGAACAACATATTATGAATTACCAACTGCAGCATCTGACCTTACAAATGATGCTGGATACTTAACATCAATTGGATCTATCAATGGTCATACTGATGTTGTAATTAGTTCTCCTCAAAATGATCAGATATTAAAATACAATGGAAGTCAATGGGTAAACACTACATTTAGTACTACTGCTCAAGTTGTTGTTCAAGATGCAGCACCAAGCAATCCACAACCAGGTGATATGTGGTGGAAGTCTGATGAAGGAACACTTAAAATTTATTATTCTGATGTTGATACAAACCAGTGGGTAGACGCTTCACCTATTGGTGATCCATTTGAGAATACCTATGCAAGTATTGCATTCTTTCCTCAAGCAAATGTTAGTAAAGGTGCTTTTGCTTTCTCAGAAGCTACTGATGCAATGTACTATTCCAACGGTACAAGTTGGACTAATCATAGAATTGTTACTACAAACAGTGCTAGCTCATCAGATTTTTCCACACTACTTGCTAACACTCAGTTAACTTATACTATTGATGCAGTTGATTATACCAGTGGTGGATCATCTGCATACAATGATGCAAGAAAGATACTAAGACTTAGTGATTCTCAAGGTGTTCAAGATGATATTATCCTTACAGCTGGAACAGGACTATCAATCATCAAATCTAATAATGAAATTACATTTAATAGCACCATATCCGATACTACATATGGTATTTCTTCTGAGTCGGGTGCTGGTTCTAACGCTACATTTAGACTCACTGGAAGCGATGGTTCGTTAGACAATGTTACATTTGCTGGTGCTGATGGTCTAACCGTAGAGAACACAGACGCTAATACTATTACATTTAGAGCACCTAATATTTCTACTCAGTTGTATACTGATGAGAAGGCACAGGATGCTATCGCTACGATGTTTGCCAATGGCACACATACAAACATCACATTTACATATGATGATGCTAACAATTCTATCAGTGCTTCGGCACAAGGTGGTGGAGGTGGTGGAGGAACCACATATGATCTATTAGGAACCAGCACAACAAGTAACAATGCTATTCTCAGACTTCGTGATGCACTTAACAATGATGATGACATTGAAATTACTGGTAGTAACGGTACATCTGTAACATGGGATGGTGCTAATAACAAAATTACTCTTAGTAGCACAGCACCAGTTCAACCAGATTGGGATGCTACATCTGGACTAGGACAAATTCTAAATAAACCAAGCATTCCTTCAGCATATACACTACCTATTGCTACTGCTGGTGCTATAGGTGGTATTAGAGTTGGTGCTAACCTATCAATTGATCCATCTACTGGTGTTCTTGATGCTAATCCTGGCTCATACACATTACCAACAGCAGATGCAACAACTCTTGGTGGTATTAAGGTTGGTTCTGGTCTTTCTATTGATGGTAATGGTGTTCTAACTGCTACTGGTGGTTCTACCGTTCCACAAATTCAAGATTTATCAGGAACTACATCATCACTTGCCGATGACGCATCTGCTGAACTAAATATTACAGGTTACAAAGCCTATTCGTTATTTAAGATTACTACTGATGCAGGAGCATGGGTAAGAGTCTATGTAGATGATGCATCTAGAGATGCTGATACTACAAGAAGTGAAGGACAAGATCCTTCGCCAGGTAGCGGTGTTATTGCTGAAGTGAGAACGTCTGGAGCAGAGTCAATTCTGATTTCACCTGGCATTATGGGATTCAATAACGACAATCCAAGAACGGATAACATTTACCTAGCAGTCACTAATAGAAGTGGCGCAGCAAC